GTCACGACTTCAGTTGAAAAGTGGGCTACCGTAAGGTGGCACCCCTCTTCTCTACCTCCGAAAGATAATGCGGCTACCCGTCGCGCTGCAATACGCATCGTGTACGGATTGGAACTATCTGCATCCAATGTCTGGGAAGCAATTCCCTGGTCTTGGTTGATAGATTGGTTTTCCAACGTTGGTACGTACCTAGCGGCACATAACAACGTAGTTCCAGTAGTGCCTTCAACACCATGTATTATGGCTAGAACCACTACAGTACGCAAATTCCGCCCGATATTTACAAATTGTAAATTTGACGGCGGATACGGCCATAACACCCTGCAATCCAAATCTAGGATTTTACAGGGTGCCGGCTTGAGCGCTACCATGCCGTTTTTGACGGCAAGGCAACTGTCGATCCTTGGTTCTCTGGCAATCCTCAGACTTCCGGGGAAAGGCAGATAACTAAGGAGTATCACAGCATGCTTGGCTCAACTTTGGTTGTTACACTTGATGGTTCCGGTGGAACCGCCAAGACTCTCCCTCTGATCAATCAAGATGGTTACTCATCTGAGTACTTTCTTGACGAGGCTACCGTAAATTGGCGCGCGAAAGTGCGCCACTCCACGGATAATGTGAAGGCCGGTACACAGGCCTTTGATCGTCACAGTGTGACATTTCAAAGGTTTCTGAAACCTACCACCACATTTCCGCTCGGGCTGCTAACGGAAGTGATTTTCACTGTTCGTTGCAACCCTAGCGAAACCGCGAGTGACATCATCGACCTTTCCGAAGCCATGTCTTTTTACATGGTTAAGTCAGGCGGTGTTGCCACAAAGTTGCTCGGGTGGGAGTCGTAAGATGGCGGGAGGAAGTATTTGCATACTTCTTCCTTGTCCTCTTATGTCTTCCATTCCTATCAACTTGCATTAGGGGAGACCTTTAGTTTAACTAAAGGGCCAACCTCCCTGGTACTTTGTACCAGGTAGCCAGTTGTGTCGGGCCGTGCGTCTTTTACACCTCAAAAGGAGATGCAAATGACTAAGCGGCACGTCACTGTGATACAGCAAGCTTATCGTAATATCTTGTCTGATATTACGAACAACTTGCCCATGACCGCGGCTGAGTTGAATCGCGATTATTTGCGGCTCTGCTCTGCTGTCGAAAAACACGGTCTACGGTTTTATACCATAGATCTTGTTGACTACGGTAAGCATTTTGACTTGTGCTTAGCGTCGTCCCGCCTTACCCTTTCTGGTCTCCCTCACATGAGGGCGTATCGGAAGGGCACAGTAATTCCCAGACTTTTCCGGGTACTACTGTTGCGGATATTCGACAAATGCGGTTGCTTGCTACCTGTGCCTTGTATCCAGTCTATTAGATTTCTTAGACAGCTTTATTATTTGTCTAAGAAGCTAAAGATTGTATGTGAGAAGGAAAAGACCTATGAAACAGTCAATTCTTTCTTCAGCACAGACGCTAGGGTTCTTTCCGCTTCTCTTGATTGGGATGCTGACTGCTTCGACGGCGGTCGGGCTTTTCATCTTCATTACGATGACAAGCTTCGGCCTCGGTCTTCAGGCAATCAACAACTCTCTCTTGAGTTTGGAGAGGAGTCACCCTGGCTCCCCCGGGACACAGTCAGAGCAATTCATTTTGCCTCCGACTGCGTCACCGTCTCTCTCGGGCTTCTCAACCTGGGAGAATGGGCTAGCAAGCACGGACCTGGGGCAGTCTCGGACCAGAGAAGAGGCTCAAAATATGAGTTTCCGACCTGGCCGTTGAAGCTTGAGACCGTTTTTCCGATGGCTGAGTTTGCTTTCGCAAACTACGGAAATTGGGCTGACGATCTCGAGGATATGGGTAACCGATTCTCTGAGCACGAAGCTCCGAGTAAATTAATCGCTGTACCAAAGACGCAGAAGGCTCCGAGGCTTATTGCCTCTGAGCCTATTTCTCATCAATGGTGCCAGCAATTAATAAAGGATTACCTGTACACTCGTGCAAGCGCAACATGGAC